TCTGGTTGAGTCGTTGAAAAAACATACTGGCTGTAATACGGTTTGTTACTTCCTAACTAACCGAGCCAATGATGTTAGATATCGTTTGTATCGCTCCGAGGGTAAGGGTTATGACACTGAGCAAGAGATCAGACCTGTCCTTACCGACTGGAGAAAAGGCGGTGTATCTGTTGATGACCAGTTAGGTTTTGATAGATACTTCTTCCTGAGAACTACCAAGTTGGATACTGCTACTACGGACTTTGCCCCTAAAGATGATTCTAAAGGTGCGCTGACTCGTGAGTTTAAGAAGTTTGCTAAGTCTAAGAAAGGCAACCGTGTCCTTGCTGCTAAGTTTGCGGAGATGGTTGCGTAAAAAAAGATGAAAAAAAGTTAAAAAAAACCTTTACTTTTGGTTTTAAATGTAGTATAATATGTGTATTGAATGAGTTAATTGATTAGAGAGAGATTATATTATGAGTACATATGCTTTTGCTCCACTTTACCGTGAGTTGGCTAAACGTTTCCCTGACCGAAGCCACTTCCGTAACAAAGATATATATGATGCGTGCGATGCTACTGGCGTTGCAAAAGGTAGGGTCTACCGTGAGGTGATGATTGCCGATAATAAAGTTTCACGTGGTGTATGGAATTTGGAAGCTCAGATCCTTCCTTTCCGTAATGTTAATGCTGAGCAAACTTCTAATGCTCCAGCTGAGAGTAAACCTGTAATGACTGCTGTACAATCTGTTACTAACGATGAAGTCTACGTTCCTTCTGCTGACTCTACTTATGTCAGCTGGGGTAACTTCAAAGACATTAAAACTATTATTGATTCGGGTATGTTCTATCCGACTTTTATTACTGGTCTATCTGGTAATGGTAAAACAATGATGGTTGAGCAAGCGTGCGCTAAATCTAAGCGTGAGTATGTCCGTGTTCAGATTACTCCTGAGACTGATGAAGACGATCTAATCGGTGGTTTCCGTTTGATCAACGGTGAGACAGTTTTCCAAAAGGGTCCAGTTATCAAAGCGATGGAAGCTGGTGCGATACTTCTTATTGATGAGGTTGACCGTTCTTCTAATCGCTTGATGGCTCTTCAGGGTGTTCTTGAGGGTAAGCCAGTTATGATTAAGAAAACTGGTGAGATGATTACTCCTGCTCCTGGATTCAACGTGATTGCTACTGCTAACACCAAAGGTCAAGGTTCGGAAGATGGCAAGTTTGTTGCTGCTACGATTATTGATGAGGCATTCTTGGAGCGATTCAGTATTACTGTTGAGCAACCTTATCCTTCTCTTGCGATAGAGAAAAAGATTCTACTGAACCATATGGATAAGTTCGGTGCGGTTGATACTGACTTTGCTGATAAGCTAACTACTTGGTCTGAGATTATTCGTAAGACTTACGTTGATGGTGGTGTTGAAGATATTATTTCTACTCGTCGCTTATGTCACATTGCTCAAACGTTTGCTATCTTTAATGACCGTGCCCGATCTATTGAGTTATGTGTGAATCGTTTTGATGAAGATACCAAGTCTGCCTTCTTAGACTTATACAGCAAAATTGATTCTAATGAAATCACTCCTGAAGTAAATCTGGGTGATGTGTTAGATGCTATTGATAATGACGAACCTGCTTTCTAGGAGATTAAATGATCAATTATAAATTTAGAGAGGGCGAACTTCTCTCTGAAATAAAGGAATATGTCGACGCCACCTATAGTCAACACTATGGTGGCGATAAGATTCAAACGTCTGAGGTCATTGTTGATCGTGGGCGTGGTATGGGTTTCTTCCTCGGAAACGTGGATAAATACTCAAACCGATATGGTCAAAAAGGTAGTCGTTCTGACCACCGCAAAGACCTGTTGAAGGTTATACACTATGGCTTGCTTGCCCTTTATGAGCACGACAGAGTTGAACAAACCCTCAACGCATCCCCAGCAAATGAAGTACCACTCGCAAGTAAACCTGTTGAGTCTGGTATCTCTCCTGCTTCTATCGATTCTGTTACTCCCCTTGAATGGGATGAAGTAGCAAAAAAACACTTTACTAATGGCGAGAAATAAGGTATAATATTGCCAACTTTAACTATGGAGAATAACATGAAAATCTCGAATGAAACGGTTGCGATGCTAAAGAACTTCTCAACGATTAATCCAAATATCGTTGTAAAGGCTGGTAACGTAATCAAAACTATTTCTGAAGCAAAGAATATTCTAGCAACAGCCAATGTTGCTGAGTCTTTCCCTCAGGATTTTGGTATCTATGACCTGAACGAATTCCTTTCGGTTGTAGGTATGTTTGAAGATCCAGACCTCGAGTTTGGCGATGACGGTAAGACTGTTAAGGTTAGCGAGGGTGGTCAGTCTGTAAACTACTTCTTCTCTGATGCTTCTATCCTAACTACTCCGCAAAAAGACATCACTATGCCTGCCTGCGAGATTGAACTGGATATTACTGAAGACCAAATGTCGAATATTCGACGTGCTGCAGCTGCACTAGGTGCTAGTGATGTTGTGGTTGTAGGTGAAGAGGGTGGTTCTGGCGTTACAATTAAAGTAACAGATACTAAAGACTCTACTGCTAACAGTTATGAAATGTCTATCCCGTCTGCTACTCGACCTGACTCTTCATTCGAAATGATCTTTAATATCTCTAACTTCAAGTTTGTTGGTGGCGATATGAAAGTGTCTATCTCGTCTAAATTAATCTCTCAATTTGCAGCTGGTGAAGTAACATACTGGGTTGCCCTTGAGAAAAATTCAAAGTTTAATGCATAAGGAAAATAAAATGAGCGAAGAAAATACTGTTGCTGATGAAGCACAAACTCCCGATATCAGTATCAACGATATCCGTAATATGCTATCTGTGGTTGATGCGTGTGCCACTAGAGGTGCGTTTAAACCTGAAGAACTTGAAAGTGTGGGTGCTTTACGAAATAAAGTTGCTGCTTTTGTTGAAGCTAATATTCCTCAACAAGAACCTGCCGATGAAGATGTTGACCCTGATCCTGAAGGTAGAACACCCCCAGAAGAACCTACTGAAGAACCTGCAGCAGAGTAATCTGCTGTTTCTACGGAGACTATATAATGACAAGTGTAATAATTCCCTCTTCCCCGAATGATAAGAAAACTGTTAAGGATGCGGTCGTAGAAATGTCTAATTCTATGGTTAGACAAGACTCTGAACGTGAATTACAGCGTGATATTTGTGTAAAAATCAAAGATGAAGTTGGCTTAAACCCTAAATACTTAAAGCGTCTTGCTAAAGTATACCATAAGCAAAACTTTACTGAAGTCCAATCCGAATCGGAGGACTTTGAAACTTTATACGAGGAAATTGTAAAATGAGTGATATTTTCGATTTTGGCTTCACGGCTGTAGATGAAAGTGAATTAGACGCAGTCCGTGAAGCGCAGTCAGTTATCAGTGCTACTACTGATACTGCGTCAGGATTAGAGGACAGGTTGAATAAACTATACAACGCTGTTCTACCACTTTTAACTAACCTAAAAATGAATCCAGAAAAGGATTACATTTATTGGCCAAACCGTGTTGATAAGGTCGAGCAATTTGAAACTCATATTGCGAATATCATCAAGGAGTAATAAATGATAAGCGATTCTCAATTTAAAGAGTTATTCCCAAGGTGTAGTGATGCTTCCGCATGGTGTGATGCCATGCGTGAGTTGTTTCCGAAATACGAGATTAATACGCCATATCGTATTGCGGCATTCCTAGCACAATGTGGGCATGAGTCTGGTGGCTGGAGAGTATTCAGCGAAAACTTAAACTATTCGGCAAAGGCATTGGATGCTGTTTTTGGTAAATACTTCGCACGTGGTGATCACGATGCTGAAGAGTATGCTAGAAACCCTGAAGCGATTGCTAATGTAGTTTATGCAAACCGTATGGGTAATGGACCGACTGAGTCGGGTGATGGATGGAACTACCGTGGTCGTGGACCAATTCAGCTAACTGGTAAAAACAACTACCTTGCGTTTGCAGAAGATATGGATTGCCCTGAAGTTATTGATAATCCAGACCTACTAAGTGAAGATCCCAATTATGGTATCCTAGCTGCAATTTGGTTTTGGAATGAAAACAACCTTAATAAGTATTCTGACACTCAAGACATGAAGAAACTAACTCGTCGAATCAATGGCGGTTATATCGGTCTTGAAGATAGAATACATCACTGGGAAGAAGCACTTCATGCTTTGGGTGTAGAGTCTTGCGACTCTCAAGATCACGAAGAAGATGAAGATGATATCGACCTAGAAGATATCGGTGTATTGCGTAAAGGATCACGTGGCGATGGTGTTAAGCTAATGCAAGAAGCATTAGGTATTGACGCTGATGGTATCTTCGGTGCTGGTACTGAGATTGTACTCAAGGAATGGCAAGACAAAAATGGATTAGATGCTGACGGTATAGCTGGACCTTCCACGCTCGGGCAATTATTGGATGAAGGATAAGTTCGTATCCGCATATATTGACGTAGCCGAAAGGTTCTCAAAACTCAGTACAGCTAAAAAGCTACAAGTTGGTGCGATTGTCGTAAAGGATGATCGCATCATCTCCATTGGCTATAATGGTATGCCATCTGGTTGGGATAATACCTGTGAAGAAGAAATCAAATGGCCAAATGGTGATATTCAGTTTTTACAAACAAAACCAGAAGTGTTACACGCAGAAGCAAACGCAATAACAAAACTTGCTAAGTCGTCAGAAAGCGGAGAGGGTGCTGATATATTCATCACTCATTCTCCTTGTATAGAATGCGCCAAGTTGATCTATCAATCTGGGATTAAGAAAGTAATATATAAGAATGATTACAGGACTAATCAAGGTATTGAGTTTTTACATCAATGTGGTATTGAGGTGAAGAAATATGAAGAAAGTTGAACTATTGAAAGAGTTAGAAACTATGCTGGTCGATCATGATTGGTTCTATTCAATGAGCGACGACCACAGAGCATTTATAAAAGGTCGTGATGAGAGTTATGCTATTCAAGATAAGATGAACTCCTGTAAAAAAGAAGGTCTTGTTAACGAATCGTCAAAACTCTATCACAAATACGCACCAAAGTTTTAAAGGAAGGACTGTGGATCTTAATGTAACAAGCGAAAATGGTTGGGATGAATACTTTTGGAAGAACTCAAAGGGAGTAGTTGTTAGCCCAAAGTTCCCCAAGAAAACACTGGCTCTTGAGTGGTACACCATGCATGAAGAATGGATGGAAGATGAAAGACCGCCAAATTTGATGATACGGGATGACTAATATGTTTATTGATATGTTGTATGGCTTAGGTTTAGCTGCAGGAAGTTTGGTTTTAACCATGGGTGTATTTGAGATTATCTCTTATATCTGGAATCACTACTTGTGAGTGACAGAACCATATGGTTGATAAAGTGGTTTGCTTCAATCGTAATATTACTAGCAGTTGCTTTCAGAAGTGCAGGCGAACAATACCATTTGTTTGACTTATATTTCTCTTTAATCGGTTCTATTGGCTGGTTGACTGTCAGCCTTGCATGGAAAGATCGTGCGTTGATTATGCTAAATACAGTCATGACTTTAACACTATTAACAGGTATACTTAAATGAGTGGACAATGGCAGGGCGGTAAAGGTAGCAAACAGCGCAAGGCTGTAGACCAAAATAAATTTGACGATAACTGGGATGCTATCTTTGGAAAGAAAGACTTACCAAGTGCGGCAGATGATTGCGCAGAAGTAACTGAAGAAAGCGCAGAAAAAGAAGTCCGTGAAAGAGAACCTTGGGATAATAGACCCTAATTAGGCTGGATTGTCAACCAGTATCAGATCGAAAGTAGCACCACCACCACAAGTGTTACCTGCATCAGCTTGAATTTCTATATCAGTCTTTTCAGAGAACACTAACGGTATTGGATAGTTGTGATCTATTGGAGTTCCAAAAGTACCGAACTGACCTTTAATGTTAAAACCACCATCTTCTATTGGTCTTGCCATTAATTTGTAAATAACGTCTACGTTCTTATCGACTGACGTTGTAAGGTTTAGTAAGTAACCTGTTTTACCAGCAGGAATAGTATACACAGCCATCAATGTTTGACCTTTACCTGCTAGGATCTTCGCTCTTAAATCGCCACCAATATTTACCGAGATAATACCAACATTGCCAGTTTCTCCAGTTGCTGGTGTTTTAACTCTGGCTCTGAATACTCTAATAAGATTAGTCGCACCAGTTCCATCAATAGTAATATCCTGTACTACTAGGTTATAGTCTCCATCAAGACCTTGAACTTCAATTACCGCACCATCATCATCATCTGACGAAGATGCTACTGTTACCGCACCTGCTGAAGTTGAGTAAGTATAGATGTTTGATCCGTCCCAGATAGTAGAAAGATTTGCAATATCATTACTATAACCAAACTTATTAATATGGCTATGACCAGTTACAGAACCAGAAGCAATGGGGATATTAGAAGCAGCACCAAACGAGTTAATGATGTTACCGTTTTGATCAGCAAGCATGTTAACTTCAAAATTAGTTGTGCCATTGCTTAAATACTGTTGTGTTCTTCTGTTATACTGTGCCACGAATTTCTCCAAATTGTCTAATACTATTTATAATAAACTTGACTTATAACTGTAAATAGGGTATAATAAATTTCATATTCGGGAATGTTTAAACATATAAATAATGGTAACATCCTTATCATCAATCAGGGCGATAATCTAAATGAGTAATGTAGGCGACAATAAAGTAGGCAGTAAAACCACTGGGGTTAAGTTATCCGATATACAAAAAAATTCCGAGATAACAGCTCAATCGACTTCTCTAAATGCGTTTTCTAAGTTCGAGGCTTCAACTGGGGCAAGGTTTCCTACAGTTCCTTCCCCCTTAGACCTTGCACATTCATCATCTGATTACAACATCACTCACTTTCGTGATCACGAAAGCTACGACGAACAAGGTGGCAAAAGAGTAACATATTTTACCGACAAACAATGTCAAGTCGGAACTGCGAAGTTCGATCATCGTTTAGAAACAGACTACACGTTTGATCAATGGGGTATTGACGTGAAGGTTGAAATATCTTTTGAAAATACATTTGTATCAGATAAATCCCAACCTAATCTACATATTTACCTTAAATCCTTAGTTGGAGATGTAAATCTTTGGGCTAGAAATTCGGAGTGGGATTCAGCAACAGAACCATATGTTAATGATAATTTTTTTAATATTCATTTAGTAAAGCCTATTGTTAACCTTTATGACGATAATGATACCTCACTCCCGACCACGGATCCCCAAAATAGGGGAGAATTCTTCTACTCAGTAGACAACGGAGACGGTAGCTATACTTTCACCGCTGCTGGGTTGGCTATTCCATCTCATGGCGAGTTTAGTCAAGATGGATCTCCATCAACAGGAGAAGTTGCCAGAATTGAATTACCTGCCAATGGGGATTGGTATAAGATACGAACTCTTCAACTGCCTTTTAGCGATCAAACCCTTAAATACGATGTTGATAATGCGGAAGCCCCAAGGCAAGATAGGGTAGAATATCCGCTACACCCTGAAGATGGCGATAGTAATGACATTCAAATTGCCCTTTCTTATATTGATAAGATAGAAGTCAAACCAGCAATAAGTGATAATTATGATTATGAAAAGCTGTCGATGGAAAGGTTTGCTGATGCTGGTAAAAAACAGGGGTATGTCCGTAAAGTATTTGAGTGGAACAAAGATGCTAATTTTTATGGTGGGACGACTAAACTACAAATAAATCAACAAGGTTTAGATTATAGCGGAGACCCTGGATATACCACAGCTTGTTTCGTATTGACAGTCCCGAGTAATAATTCTTCTACAACAAGTCAATGGGTTGACGACTTTGTCACCACATATGGATATCCAGAGGTTAATGGATTCGAATTAACAAACACTAACCATGTTTATTCTGAAGACAGAGGGGATGGGACTGGGTGCGTTATGATTTTCTGGGGGCATGTCCCAGACGATAAATTATTAAATGATGGTACTAAAGGAACATTTACCTTCGGAGACGCTTATGAGGCACTACCGCAGCCATCAATTGATGTTGGACAGGATGGTGGCGGATCTTTTTGGTATCCAACCAATGGTACCACAGCTGCAGCAGACTTTGAATTAAGATACATGTATCAAGCGTCACTTTATTTTATGGTTGGGGTTGGGCGTTCTTCTTCGGATTTTGTACACACATATTACTTAGACGAAGATAACCACCCTTGGAATACATTTGACACAGGATACAAACAAGCAGCACTAGACCTAGATGCAGCAGAATCTTGCCCTACTGAGATGTGGAAAGTTCTTTCTCTAGATGACGAATTATCTAAGGGCGCATATTGTACTATCGGTGGCGGTGCAGGCGAAACTGCAGTTGATGTGAGTACAATGAATAGATTTTCTTGGAATCAGCTATGGTGGAACCTAGATTATAGTTATTATCCCCCATCAAACGGGGGTGCGAATTACCCACCAATAATTCCAGCACATTATCATACTTCATTTAGTACTTCATGTAACATAAGTATACAAAATGGGATTGAATATGCTCCCACCCACGATCCTATTACTGAACTAGGGTATAAAAATTCTAACCCTGAACCTGAAATGAGCTTTATGGCAGTACCTCGTGAAGATGTAATGGAAATGTATGATGGTTCTTACTCTGGAACTGGCGATAATAGCTTTGGTAAATTTTGGACTAACTGGCTAAAACCAAATCCTGGATTACCCATCTCTGCGAAAAATACTGGGGGTAATGAGTATCTAGATTCAATCGGTATTGGTGGTGATACTGATAGAACTGATCAAGAAATATCTTACGATTTAGATAACGGTAATATTAGCGTGACAAATGCAGACGCTAAGTTACACTTTTATCGGGATAATATGTTCTTTGAAGTCTACGATTATATCCCGAATACAGAAGATTACTACAAAGGGTACTTTGAGGAATCTCCAAACTTAAAATTAGAAATAACAGGAATACCTTATACTACCAATGGAGCCATCGTATTTATTGATTCTGAGATATGGGGTTGGGATATTGACGACCCTAGATCTTTAGCCACTAGAACTCTGGTTAGAAAAGACGGATCCGCAACGATAACTGTAAATGATTATCCTATACTTACGAGTGGTTTTCTGGAATTTCAAATTAAAATAGCAAATCATAATCCAGATGATCTATCAGAGATAATTACTGAAACTATTCCTGCAGGAAATTGTACATCGTACAGTGGTGCAACTTTAACTATTGCCTCAAACAACACTCGGATATTTCCGGACGGATTCGAACCTAATCACGAGATTCCATGGGGGGCGTGCCCAAACCCCTCCTTGTTTGATACATCGGAGGTATACAACACCCCTTGGTATGGTTCTTATCTAGCATTAAACCCTAATCCGATGAGAGATCATTATTATAGGGGTGGTAGTTTTGACGATTACTTGTCGTCAAAATCTATTGGTTGTGACGCATACTCTATATTTGACGCTGATTATCCTTCTAGATATAGGACAATGTCCATATATGGTAATGTTTTGAATCTTGTATCA